GGGGGGCGTCTTGGGTTCGCCGTCGGAGGGAGTGATGTCGGCATGACCACCGAGGACGAAGGTCTCGGGGTAAGGCGGCAACTTCGTCCCCGCCCAAAAGTGAAACGAATTCGTAAGTCCATCTTTCATATTTAGGTAGGAATGGACGGTCTTCCCGCCTTCTTCATATTCGACCTTGACCTCGTCCGAGGCGGGACGCATGCGGTCATACATCTCCTTTAACTCATCTTTGGACTTTCCTCCAGCAGGGAACGAAATCGGCAATTTACTCATTTTCTTAGTTATATCCAAGAAAATATTTTTTTTATTTTCTTCACTATTAGTAAATACAATGAATGATTTGTCTAGTGATTCCAGCGGTTCTTCCGATTCAGAATCCAACCACGAATTGGACTTGAATACCGTTAATGAGTGTATCCGTGAATACGAGAAGGGGCAAAAAAAAGAGCGGAAAAAGAGGTGGGACGCAGGAGTGAAACCTGAAAAAGTTATTTTAGACCCTGAGGATGTTGCCAGTAAAATCATCCTGAGTCCTGCCCAGATTCGAAAGATTCAAAAGGCGGAACAAAAGGAACGCACCGAGAAACAGAAAGTCCAGTTAAAGGAAATGCGGGAAAAGGTACTCAGGGACAAACTGGAGGCAAAGAAGGTTGTTGATATGCGTAAGGACAAGAGCAAGGTCGGATTAGAGATTCCCGTCTCTACCAAGGGTCGTACTCGCAAACCCAAGGTGGTTAAGGAAGAGTCGGAAGAGTCGGAAGAGGAAGAACCCGAACCTCCCAAGAAGTCCCGTGGGTTCCAAGCAAAGAAACCCCAGTTGGATGACGAGGATGAGATTGAACAGAAGGTCGCCAAGTTGAATAAGATTAACTCGGTGTTGGAGAGCAACAATCCCTATCTCGCTATGATTATGAAGAACCGTATGGGACGCAAATGAATTATTTTTTAATCTTGATAGATTAGAAATACAATGAGACAATCGATGAGCGCTGGACATGACCCGATTCAATACCTTACTCAACGCAACATGGGTCGCCTAAGTACCCTCTCTCAAGACAAGCAAGACGCAGTCATCCAACATCTCTCTGAACAGAATGTCGGTCGTGGGGAACAACGACGGGTCTATAACGAGGCATTCAACCATTGGTGGGAGGAACACCTCGAGTCCCAAAGACGAAGACAACCCCCGAATGCTGCCATTGCCGACCCCAACCAACCTCCTAATGCGTTCCCTAAACCTCCCCGTCATGCCGTGGGTGGGTATGTCCGTCCTCATCACGAGCGACAAGACAATAGTGCAATTGTGCGCATGGCACATTAAAAAACAGTCAGAGGTTTTTTGAAATTCCAAGATTTCAAAAGAATGCCGAGTGTTTTGTTTTGGGGTCTGCCGACCGTACGGGATTTTCTAGATAACTTTTAAACGGGGTCATCCATCTTCCATAACATGTGTCGCAGCATCTTCAAGTCATCGGTATTATCCGACAACCATACCTTGTATAACATACCTTTGATTTGCTCTCGCAATTCCCCATTGGAATCGACTTTACCTGATTCGACGGTTGGTTTGGGTTTGATGGTCGGGACGGTAATCGTAGTGGGTGCTGGGATGTCGGACTTGTGCCAACAGTAGATGCCTTCGTTGTTATCCCCGTCCGTTGTCCCATTCTGAAGGTTCATTCGATAGATACGATGAGGCAGTCCCATGAACTCCACAATGGATTCATAGATGCCCCACTTACTGGTCTTGCTCGTGCTGGACGGGACATTCAAACACATCCATCCATTCTGTTGTAAAGATGCCCATGCTCGCTGAACCACGGGTTTCAAGAAGGTATCCACCCATCCTTGGTATCCATTGTATCTGGGCATGTGGATATAGTTCTCAAGCGTGAAATAAGGCGGACTCGTTAGAATCATATCATAGGCAGGCAGGGTCGTAAAGTCCATCGTCTCAGCGGGTTGAAAGAACATCGTGGGGTTGAGGTCAAAGCGTTCCGACATCTGCTCGTACGCCTCCTCCAAGTCCGTGTTGGAATCAATACCTATGTAGTCTGCTCCCTTTGCCATGACGCCGATACAACGGTCACCCCATCCCGCCGAGAAGTCAAGGACACGGGTTGCTTTAAGTTCCGAGGTCAAGATAGACGCAATGCGGGGTTTGAATTGACTCGCTCGATTGCTGCGAAGGGATGCCGTAGTGAAATACGCGGCGGGGGTCTCTTGGTTAATGTGCTTCTTCCAGAAGTCGATTCCATTCTTGTTCGCAAAGGTAAGGAAGTCTCCCTTGTTGCCATCGCCTTTACAACGGGCACGCCACTTGGCAAAGAATTGATTAGAGCAAATGTTCCCTATATGACGACTACCAAATGTCAAAGGGGCGTCTCCTTTATAATCACCCAGACTGGCGTTCTTTAAATACTCAAATGCGTTATTCATCTCCTCATCCGAGTATTTCGGTAGATAAAGCGGTTCGATGTCTTTCCAATCCATTTGTATATAGATAAGTTTTTAAATAAAAAAAAATTTCATTTTTTAAGGGGAGCGATTTTTAAGACTAGGATTAAATTGTTGAAAAGTGGGAGGGAGGGAGTGGGACCCCCCTTTTCTACTCCTCTATATATCCCATTTTGAAAAAAAAAATGAAAATGCTAAAAAATATAGACTTTTTTTGTCATTTTCAATTTTTTTTTAAAATCGTGTTCTCCCAGCGGATTCAAAACGGCACTCCCACTCCCACTCCCACTTTTCAATCTTTTTACACTTATCTTTATCTCTTCCTCTTTATCTCTCTCTTTTTATCTTTTCTTTTAATCTAAAAGAAATAGAAGTAGAACATACCTATAGGGAATACGATGATGTTGCCCTAACGCTTTTCGAGGGCAGTTTTAAGGAGAGGAATCTTGAACACTCGGAAAGTACTACCATTGGATGATTTAGTAGAGATACCTTCCATATTTAAGAGAGAGAGACGGACACCCAACTGTCGAGTCGATAGGGATAGATGGATACCATTTGATTTACAATACTCATTGAATCCCTCCAGTAATTGATTAGAAGATAACGCCAAGTCATCGGTGGGAGTAGTATGAACTAAATGCTTTACCCAGTCCTCCACTGGACTAGAATAGTTCTGAGTGATGATTTTTTGATACTCGGTCTTGGGGATATTACGACCACGCATCGCATTGAACGCTTCAATGTCTCGAGTCGAGAACATCTTGAACAACGCAATGAGAACCTCTTCTTTATCAATCAGATAGTGTAGTTTAGTAAAGTACTCCCCATCCCCAATCTTTTCGTCGCTGCAACGCACAATTAACTTACGACGGTCATTCTCGCTGGTTTGAATGGGACACTCTGCCTTATTAGTAAAGAGAATTAATCGATGGAAAGAGTTAATGGTATAAGAAGGAGTCCCCTTACCTTCAATCACGACAGTGTCTTCTGTAATCAACATCTTCATGTCCTTGTCATACTTGTGAGTATCCGTCGCATTCATTTCATTAAGCACAATGAATCGATAATTCGCCAACATACTATTGAATCGCCCAAAGATGTCTTCAGGACGAGTTGTTTCTAGAACTTGACGCTTACCAATCAATCCCTTGATGATGTGGAGGAAGGTATCCTTACCCGCTCCCTCAATTGAAATCATCGCAATCAATTGTGTCTTGACATGAGGGTATTGAATGAATTGTGCTATCCAATCCAAGAAGTAGGTATAAACTGTTTCATCGTGATTCGCTAAGACTCGGATATGATTTAATACGAAATCAACCTCTTCTTGTAATTCAGGAGTCATCTCTACATCCTTTCCTTCGAGTGGATACGGACACCATAGATTGAATACCTCTTCGGGACAATGTTGTCGGGGAGCGAATATATCGGCACGATGATAGACTCGCATCTCGGGGTCTTTCCACCATTTAATAATGAACTCTGGGAAATTGGTTCGATGAGAGTACTTTTGGCACAATTCAGCAGGACTCACGAATTCATAATGACCCAGTGAGTTCTTATAGACAATGGACGCAGGGTCAATGATTTTACAATGGTCTTTTTCAAAATCTTCCTTCCACCATTGGTATGCTTGCTCTTGTTCTTCTGCGTCCATTTCTGCTGCCAGTTTCTTCATGCGTTTCTCGTCCCTCTTGATTGCTTCCATTCGTTTGCGTTGTTTCTTTGTTTGATAATCAGTAGGCATCTCGAATCCCTCATCCATTGTCTTTTCCGTCATGGTAAAGATGAGACCCTCGTATTGCTTCTTTACTTCGACTTCAATTGCCGATAGCAATTCAGGGAGACGGTCTCCACGAAAATGTTCATCGGAAATCATACATCCATCGTATGCTAGATTACATACCCGCCCTCCCATTTCAATAACCTTTTGTTCGACGATTTTAAGAATTTCGTTCTCATGATGACATAAGAGTCGGTTCATTGCCGACCCCTTGAGATTCCAAGACGACATATCCTTACGCTTCTTGGACTTGTCTGCTTGAGCAACATACTCGGGGTAATGCTTGGCGAGATTCGTGGAAATCAATTTACATTGATTGTGGTAATCCCATAACCAGTCAGGGTCATTCTCCGTTTGTTGGAAATGACCGTCGTCTCGGTTAATCGCACGAAGCAACATCTTCTTTGCCCCATCACGAGTCAATCCCCGTCCTTGTTGTAAATCAACCAACATCTCGTCTCGGTTCAAGACATATTTTTCGATGAAATCACAAGCGATTCCGTGTCGCTTACATAACCACAATACCAGACATGGATGAGCGTTCTTCATGTCAATATCAATCATGTTCTTCGCAATCGTATGACGAATGGGACGAGACAAGTTGGTTAAACTAATGTCTTTGGAGAATCGACGACCGTCATCATCGATTTGATAATAATGAACAGGGAGGTATCCCTCGAACATAGTCGCTCGACGATGGTACTTTTTAATGATGTCCAACTGGGCATCTCCTCCGACAATCATTCCCTTCACATAGGATTTACCTAGATTCAGGTGCTCCGCATTATCAATAATCCATTCCAGTTTCCGTAAATCAACTTGGTCAATGTATCCGTCCATTTATTACTATCCCAACATTTTAAATAAAAATTATTTTCATTTTTTAATCAAATGAAAAAATCGCATCCCCATAAAAAATGAAAATAAATTATTTAAATATTGTATCATTATAAAATGGGTCGCAATAAGAAATATGCTTCGCTGGAGGAAAAGACCATCGCTCGCCGAAAGGCGGCATTAGATTACTATTATGCTCATCGACAACTCAAGGATAAATCGGAGTTCGGACATGGGGTTAGTTACACAGCAGAGTATCATCAGAATTATGCTCGGGAGTACTATCGTCGGAAGACTGGTAAGACCAGTCCCGAAACAGAATCCATTTCAGAGTCCCCATCCGAATGTTCCTGAATTCAATTTGTTCTCCGCCAATCCATGCCCCATCCCCGATGCGATAAGGATGACTGGGGTTGTAAGTGCCCCAATGGAGAACGACCTTCCACATCTCGGTCTCGTCGTCTATATCAGGTAAGTCTGTCTCGTCAATACCCCCAGAAAGATTCACTATCAATTCAATTGCCATTTACTTGCCCTGTTGGTCTAACCACTTATAATAATCTGAAAGTATTTTTTCCATGACTATCCGTTGCTGTTCTTCTGTCATCTTATGATGATACAAGATTTTAAAAATAAAATCTCCTGTCAATTAATAATGAGCAAAGACCTCTCGAAACTATTCAAGGCACACGATAAAGATGATGTGTCCAAACACGACCCCATTCTCAAGAACACCAAAGGCAGCATCATGATGCTTATCGGGAAGAAGCGTACAGGCAAGACTTCCCTGTGGTTGTCCCTGCTCTCGCAACCCGCCCTCTTTAAAGGGTATTTCGGAAACATCTTTATGTTCTCGCCATCTAAAGAAGAGAAGACCAAAGCACTCCGAGAGGAGTTGGAAAAGGACGGTAAGTATTATACCGAACTCAATGAAGCAAACATCAAGTCGATGTTGGACTATGTCAAGAACGAACAAGCGAAGCAGAAGATGAAGGAGACGAAACTAAAGAAGAAACTCCCTCCCATTTACAATTGTGTCATTCTGGACGATGTCGTCTCGTCGCTTCCACGGTCATTCAAGAAGAACATCATTACCGACTTGTTCTATAACCACCGACACTACAACATGAGTATTATTTGTATTACGCAATCGTATAAGGCAGTGGCACCGAGTTTGCGAAAACAAGCAGACTTGATGTACATCTTTCCTATGACCAACCTGAAAGAGCGAGAGGCGATTCAAGAGGACTGGTCAATCCCCGATGCGATTATGGACGAGTGTTATAAGGATGAAGAAGACCATCCCTTCCTTACGGTCAATCTAGTGGGTAGCAAACCAGTCTATTTCAGGAAGATGACACGAATGGAATAAATTATTTTTTTCTCATGTACATGTAAAATGGTTCTAGCACAGTTCATTATTACTTTGGATGACATCTACAACAATGCCAATGAATCGACGAATGGATTCACCATGACCCCTGTCCTCTCTACCCAAACCTCTTACAACAACCCTGCCACCATCGTCCGCCAAGTCAATTTATACGGGGGGCGATACCGAGTCCGTGTAGATAATGCGACGATTTATTCGGGAGCAACCAACACGACCACTTATTACTTCAATCCCCAAATCATCAATATCAATTCAAGCAAATTCCATTTCCCCGCAGGAGGTTCGGCAGGATTGAACTTTAGCAACAACAATGGTTCCGTCCAAGGTGGTATTGCTGGGCATCGTGAGTTTGAAATGAACGACCTGAATGGCAACATTGATTTGTCTATCTCGATTAGTCAATTTGGACAAAGCGTCAATGCCAACAACGCTGCCGTCGCCGCACCCTTCACCATTGATAAGACCGCCACTTGGGCAAGCGCACAATTCTCGTATATGTTGCTCACACTTGAATTCTGTGTCATGGACAGCAAAGCATTGTTTGGAGATGCCAACCGCGCCTTTCAATAAATCTTTTCTATTAATCGAATAGAAAACACTCGTGGTATATCCGACTAGCGCTTTACTTGGATGGTACCGTCAGCTTCGAAGGCGAGCAATACATCATAGACGACAATCAAGGTCGAAAGATAAGATGGGTTCTGAGCACCATATCCAGTTAGCTGGATGTTCAGCGTGGTACAAGGCGTACCCGCAAATAGCGATGCTTCATCATCGAAACTAGTGAGGTCAAAACCAAGAGCATAGAATTGAGTTAGATAAGGATTATTGGCGAGAGTAGAAGATGCCATCGGAGGAGACGAGTAGATGACACTGCCTTGGAGCGAGTGGTGGAGGGCATTCTTCAATCCCTGAAAGCACATGACGGGCGTGTCAAAGATGGCAGAGTTGATTTGGTTGCCATCGACAAAGACAATGGCGTTCGTACCAGCACCAGAGAAGGCGTAAGAGGCATTGTAATCCGTCGTGTCTCGGACATACTGTAATTGCGTCGCCGAAGAATAACCGCTACCGTTACTCGGAAGTAAAAAAACCGCGCGCACGGAACTTGCGTTTAACCCCAGTGAATACGAGGTAGCAATCGAGGCAGGGATTTGGACATTCAGAGTGGAAGTTAAATTCATGATGAACGGACTAGAGCGTACAGCGGTTCGCTCTGCTTCAACATAGGCGCTCGGTAGTTCACATGCCTGATAGACCAAATAAGTGTTCGTGATGGTGTAATCCGTCAAAGCAGTGATACCAGAACCCTTATAGATAGCACGATTCAAAGACGCTAGGTCGATTTGTAAGGTCAGAGGTGCCGATAGCAGATAGTTCGGAAAATCCTGCGTGCTCGAGTTAAACACGGACAAAGGCAAGGGCAATACCAAATCGATTTCGGCACCCGTGGTTGAATTATAAGTCCATGCCTGACCTACACCTGCCATGAGCAAGGCGTCAGCGCTCAAGTAAGAAGCGTTGGAGTTGTGGAGCAACATCAAGTTCATATTATCGTTGGAATAGTTTTGCTGCTCTATCACGGCGCTATTGGCACCGTAGAGGGTCAGACGATTAATCATGGAATAACCGTTGCCGTAAGTGGGGACAAACGACGAAGAAGACACGGCACCAGGACCTTGGAAACCGATGGAAGTGGCAGAAGCACCAGCAGTGGCACCAGTCAGACCGACTGCTTGGACACGGCATCGCAATGCCATAGTGCCTCTAGTGATGGAATAGTTCGACGGTGGAATGTTGAACAATACGACACCTCCCGAGTTCTGACTCTGACTAGTCGAAGATATTTGGAAGATGCGGTTGCGAGTCTTGATTGCTTGAGCGGACGAGTTGGACTTCAAGGACGAGGGGACATCTTGGGTCATGTAGTTATGCACTTCTTGGTTCGTTTGCGTAAAGTGCGACATTGGTTTGTTTTGTATCTCGCAAGATAAAAAAAATTTTTTTTTCGCTCATTTGGTGAATTTATAATAGTTCCCCGCATCTAAATCATTGACTTGAGCAAGCGAACGGCGATTCTTAACGGCATGACGCATCGTCTCGGGATTATTGGGAAGTTTAGGAAACCCATGTCCAAAGTTGTACATGAGTGATTCATGACCACGGGGAGCACCGTGTAATTTAATGGGTTGGGCATCAACGAGGGTTTTACCACGCATACCGTGATGAGTGTCCTTGGAATGGACATCATTGACATGGTCTTCGTATTCGGGGGCGACTTTAGTAGAGGTAGTTCCCTTGACGACATTATTGACAAAGGGGAGGAATTCACGAGTGAATTTATGACCGAAGTGGTGAGACATTTACTTACTCTCAAGATTTTTATTTTCAGCAATTTTTACTTCTGCTTGGTTTGCCGCCCGTTTCGCTTCAATCTCCTTTTCCAACCTTTCCTTTCGTTGAATCAAGTCTTCCATCAGTCGGTCTCGTTCTGCCACCAGTTCCTTTGGTACGACAGGTGTGGGATGTCCAATGGTGTCTTGGTAAGCATTGGTTGGTTTCATCATGACCTCGTCGATTTGAACCATGACACCCCAATTGACTCCCTGAAGGTCAAGCGTGTATAATGTGCTCAAGTTGTCAGACCAGTACAGGTTCAAGGAAGGCAAGAACTTGTTGCTAATGAGATACTTGATGTCATTGCGATAATACACAATACTATTCGGGAGTGTCGTGATAGGCACTTTCGCTATAATGTCCGAGTTGTTATAGGTCTGGACAATCGCTTCATAGTTGCTCTGGAACTTTAATGTCTCGCTTCGTAGATACACAGAAGTGATGGGATTGACCATGACCTTATTGGGACTCGTCAATGTACCAGCGTACCCCGTACCGCCTGTTCCGAACGCAGTGGCAGAACTATTGACAGCAGGGAATCCCAACATGATACCCAAGACAAACGAGGAGGCAAAGTTCAATTGAATCTGGGTGGTGCTGACTCCCGTAATACTCTGTGTCGTCAATCCCGTTTGTGAATTGTAAGTAAAGACAAGATTCGCCGTGGTCAGGGTGGAACTGGGACGGTAGATGAGGATGTCCGCAATGAGAGAAGTCGCCAATTGGGTCTGGAGTTGATTGATATTGTAGTTGCCAATGGGAATCAACATGGAGGTGCTAGAGAAAGTCCCCCCAGCATCCTTGTAGGTATAAGGGAGTCGGTTATTGGTCGCATTGACTTGACTGAACGAATACGGCAACTCTATCATGGGGGTCGAAATCAAGAATCGATTGTTGGTGTTCGTAAGCACGATGGGAGTAGTGAAAAGGAAGTTGCAGTTATTAGGGGTACCGTTGTCTGCCTCTCGGGAGTTCAGAAACAGCGAATAGGATTTGATTATTTCCATTTATTATCTTGATACAAGATAATAAATACAAAATGGCATCTATCAATGGTCTCCAAAACAATGCCTTAATTGTAGGAACGATTGATGGACTTCAAACCATCTATGCGACGCAGATATACGATAACGGGGTATTATTAAATCCATTGGGGTATGTACCCTATACAGGAGCAACGGGAGCAGTCAATTTGAATGGGCAAGACTTGACCAATGTAGGTAAGTTATCCACAAACGGCGTCAATACCTTTTCGGGTGTCGCCTCAGGAACGCCTTCCACCTCTTCCTCGTATCTCGCCCTGAACGCAACCAATCAACTCATTCAAACCAGCATTGCTCCCAACATCCCCGTCAGTGCGGTGAATACAGGCACATGGTATCCAACCTTTAATGCCACGGACACCACTGGGAATGTATCGACGCTCTATGTGGATTCCACGGGGGCATTGTATTATAACCCTACCACGGGGACATTGTCCTCTACTTACTTTTCAGGCATTGCGTCGAACGCTACCAATGCCACCAACGCAGTCAATGTGGATTTGGTTCAATGGACGAGTGGAGGAGGATTGATTTACCTCGTGGGGTCATCTGGATACACGACGGGATACTATACCCTTGAATCGCAAAACACCCTGACCTTTAATCCAGCAACCAATACCTTGACGGCAGGCGTTTTCTCTGGATATGCGACAGGTGGAGTTTTCGCTACCACCACAAGCAATATCAATCTGATTGGAACAGACCGTTCGGTGGCAGGGAACGGAGGACTCTATACCCAAAATCTGCTTTATTACAATCCTAGCACCTATGTGTTATATACCCAAGGATTGAATGTTAGTGGTACTACTATATCAACGACTCCATCATGGACACTTGCGTTAGACGCAACAAACAATGTCGTGAGAGTTGCTGTGGGAGGTAATGCTTCGACCCTGACCACTACGGGTACATCTACCAATACGACTTATTACCCGACATTCACGACCAACTATAGCACGACGCCGACGGCACTTTCGTATTACACGGATAGTGCTGCTGCCCTCACATACAACCCCAGCACACATACATTGACCACCTCACAATTGACATTGAGTAGTATCGTCTCTGGGACTCCAACGACTTACATTGCCCTGAATTCATCAGGTCAAGTTGTATCCTATACTCCAACTGGAACAACCGCAAACACACTATTGACCACTGGAACGAACTCGTCCTCAACCTTTTATCCAGTCTTTACCACGGCACATAGCACCACCCCGACACAATTGTCTTACTATACGGATTCGACGAGTGCCCCTCTTTCGTATGTCCCCAGCACAGAGACCTTAACCACCTCC